GGAGCCAGGAACCCGGCGTCGGCCTCGCACTCATCGTCAACGAGGAAGGCAAGCTGCAGAACCTGCCGATCAATCAGACGGCGACAGATCTGTCGGCTGCCTACAATGACGTCATCGTTGGCAACGCCATTCTCATGGGGACGACGGACGAGGACTTTATCGGGCTGACGGAGCGGGCCGCACAGAACATTATGAAAAAGTGGGAGCTGGGCATATGCTGAACAACTGCGTCATCATGGGGCGGCTGACAGCAGACCCGGAGCTGCGGCACACGAACTCCGGTGTCGCCTGCTGCAGCTTCACACTGGCGGTGGAGCGGGATGGAAAGCCGAACGAGCAGACTGGACAGCGAACTGCTGATTTTATCGACTGCACTGCCTGGCGGAACACGGCGGAGTTCATCTGCAAGTGGTTCTCAAAAGGACGCATGCAGCGGCTGCGCACGGGCCTTCCGCGAAGAGCAGCCGGGCGGGATGACGGCGCTTCGCTGCGGATACCGCGCAGGCGCAGCGGAGCAGACACCTCCGAGGCCGGACGGAATCCGGGTGCTGCAGCCGAGCGTCTGCTATGGAAGGATTACCCAGCTATTTCCGACGGGAATGGACGGCTGCGCAGACGGAAGGCCGCCAGCCTGGTGCCGAGGATATTTCATTCAGAAAGAACACTAGCCGAAACAGGGCGCAGCCGCGCCCTGTCAGCCCAGCGCAAAAGGAAAGGCGCCGGGCAGACAGGGTGTAAACATACCCTGTCTGCCGGGGACAGCCTCCCGGCACTGACGATGGCAGGCTGCGTCAGAAGACGCTCGCTGCGTTCCGCTTCCGCCGGAAGGCGAAAGCTGCACATCCGCTCCCGCCTTCTTCCTTTTCGTCCGGCACCCGCTGCGCTGAGCTGCCGGACGAGGATGACGGGGGACGCGCGGTTTGCGGGGAACTTCATATACATTATATATTCGCGCGCACGCGCGAATTAAGGCTTGTAAGCAATCTTAACCCAGCAACCATTCTCTGAAGGAGGACACAGGGCCATGTATCAGGGGCGCACCTTCATCCGCGAAAGCGTATATGTCTGCGGCAATTACATGGACGCGGACATATATCCGGTATTTCAGAAGCCAGGCCGCAGGCGCAGCCGCTGCAAGCCGACGAGCGAGATTCAGAAAAGGCTCAACCAGAAGAACGCGGAGAAGAGACTCACGCGCCTGGTACATACGAACTTCACAGAAGACGACATCGCTCTGCATCTTACCTACCGGTCGGGAGAAGAGCCAGAGACAAAAGAAGGTGCCCAGCGCGATCTGCAGAATTACATCCGCCGTCTGAAGCGGAGATATACAAAGCTCGGCAAGGAGTTCAAGTATATCAGCTGCACGGAATACGGAAAGAAGACAAACCGCATCCACCACCATCTCATCATCAGCGGAGGACTTGACCGCGACGAGATCGAGAAGCTGTGGGGACGCGGCTATGCCAACAGCATCCGCCTGCAGTTTGGGCCGGACGGCGTGACGGGTCTTGCGCACTACATTGCAAAGGACAAGCTGTTCTTCCGCCACTGGAACCAGAGCCGGAACCTGGTGCAGCCGGAGCCTGCACAGTACGATGGGAAGATCACGATGGACGAGGTGGGAAGCCTGGTAGACGCCATCGAGGAAAAGAACGCATGGGTGCAGCTGGAGCAGCGGTATCCGGAGTATCAGCTGACGTCCATCAGCTATGTCCGCAACGCCGTCAACAAGGGCGTTTATATTCACTTCGAGATGAGACGGAGGTGGGGGCAATAGGCATACGGCTGGAAGACCTGCCGCTGCGTGCGCAGCAGCAGGCACTCGCTCAGCTCAAAACAGCGCAGATACAGAAGGCCAGGAAGTACCGGAACGAGCCGGAGACGACCGGCGGCATCCGGTTTGACAGCAAGAAAGAGGCCGAAAGGTTTCGGGAACTGCAAGCCATGCTGCAGGCAGGACTCATCCGCGAGCTGCGGCTGCAGCAGGACTTCACGCTGCAGGAAGCATATACCACGCCGGACGGAAGGCGCATCCGTGCCATCCGGTACTGCGCGGACTTCTGCTATGAGCGGAAGACGCAGAACGGCTGGGAGAAGATCGTCGAGGACGTGAAGAGCCGGGCGACGCGGACGCAGAAGTATATCATCAAGCGGAAGATGATGCAGGACAGATTTGGAATCGAGATCAAGGAGATATGAACATGAAGATCGGAGACATCGTACAGAGAATCCCGGAGACATTCGGGGAGACAGAGACCATGAAGGTGAAAGACAGGAAGCGGCCGAAGAAGACGGAGCGCAAGCCATTCACGGGGACGGTGACGTACATCCACCCACTGGGGAGATACCACGTCGTCAGCTTCCGGGTGCGCGGCGGCGTCATCCGTGAGAGCTTCGCAGGCGCATGAGACAGACGACGGCATGAGAGAAAGGGCGTGAGGGAATGTTCCGTTTCAAATCTGGCGTGAAGGTAGACTACAACCGGCAGGGGTATATCTATTTCACCTCACGCCTTTACAAAGACCTGCCGGAAGAAGATCAGCGGATTATCCTGAACCTGTGCCTGGAGCATGGCGGGGAAAGCTACCAGGCGCTATTCGAGTTCGTGACAACAGACGCGACGGCAACGGCGGTGTGCATGAAGCACTGCCTGAGCAAGTCCACACTGCACCGGATGGTGCGCAGATACTACGAGGATTTCCCCCAAAAGCTATAATTCGGACAGCGAAAAGCGGGACTGCAGGTGTGCAGCCCTGCTTTTTTGTGCAAGGTGACGAAAAAGTTGACACTTCGTGACGTGACTTTTCCAGTATCATGGCATCGTGACGGGGCGTGCACTTGATATTGCAGCAAGACCCTGCGGGAGGGCGCCGCGTTTTAGGCGGGATTTGAGCGGTGCGGAGAGCATATTTGAATTTTTCCCCACGACAAGCGCACGCATACGGGTGCGCACGCGCGGGAACCTTAGAGCGCCAGGACAGGAGGTGGCGCAGATGGCGGCAGGAAGACCCAAAAAATACACCAGAAAGAAGCTGCGGGAAGAAACAGAACGGTATTTCCGCAGCATTTCGCGCACGATTCCGGCCAGAGACGACACGGGCGGCGTCATCCGGAACGATGATGGAGACGAGATCATGCTGCTGCAATACGTTGTGCCGCCGTCGATCGCGGGACTGTGTCTGCAGCTGGGCATTGACCGCAGCACCTGGCAGAACTACGCAGACCCTGCACTGCATCCGGAGCTGGCAGACGTGGCAGCTGAAGCCAGAGCGCGGATTGAAGCGTATCTGGAGCAGGAGCTTTTGACGCGGGAGAAGGGGCTGCAGGGCATCATCTTCAATCTGCAGAATAACTACGGCTGGCGGCAGAAGCAGGAAGTTGAGCTGGGCGAAAAGACACGCAGTTCGATGGGCGCCGGTGAGCTGCGCATTGCAGACAAGCTGGCGCTGCTGGCTGAGGAACGCGACGCGCTGCTGGAGACGGAGCGTGAAGACGATGGCGAAGAAGCAGACGCAGAAGGAACTTGACCTGAAGGTCGAGTGTGCGCTGTGGTTCCGGAACCTCCGGGAGACGAACAACCGCACGTTCCTGCCGCTGTTCTGGGACGAGCACAGATACCTGGTTCTGAAGGGCGGCGGCGGCTCCGGAAAGTCGATCTTCGCGGGACGAAAGATTCTGGAGCGGGCCATCACGGAGCCAGGGCACCGGTTCCTGGTTTGCCGGAAGGTCGCCAGGACGCTGCGGGAGAGCTGCTTCAAGCAGCTACTCGGACAGCTGATGGACTTCTATCCGGACAGCGGCTACAAAGCCAACAAATCAGACCTCGCCATTTCGTTCCGCAACGGCAGCGAGATCATCTTCGCAGGCCTGGACGACGTCGAGAAGCTGAAGTCGATCTACAACATCACGGGCATCTGGATTGAAGAAGCAAGCGAGCTGCTGGAGGGAGACTTCAACCAGCTGGACATCCGACTGCGCGGCCGGACGCGCGAGTATCAGCAGATCA